ACCTTCTGGAAGTCTTTGGACTTGAGAACATTTTCATCGATTGGCACACCCAGCTTCTTCAATGCTGTGAAATTGCCCAAACTTGCTTTGCCTAAACTGAGGCTCACAGCCGTCAAGTCGGCTCCTGTTTGGGAAGCGATGTCTTGACTGAGGCTGAGTAGACCTGTTGCTTTGCTGTAGTCACCAGTGGCGCGAGTCAAACTGCCCAACGCTGCTCGAAGGTTGGTATCAGACTCACCAGTCAGAAGTTGCTGAGTGGCAATCAATCGTTCTGTAGATGCGATCAACTGATCACTAGCACCGAAGGTTGTTTGCAACTGTTTAGCCAACAACGCTTGAGACTTCTCATCTTCAGCAGCAGCCTGCACAGCCTTGAATGCAAACGCACCAACAGCACCGAACGCAGCTGCACCAGCAATCGCCATTGTTTTGAATGACGGCAACAGACTTGACACCTGGGTCTTCAACCCACCCATGCCATCGTTTACTTGCTTGATGCCCTTCTTGTACTGCTCCGCGTCAGCAAGGAATCGAACTACGAAGGTACGTGCGCCAGCCATACGGTAATTCTAGATGACATCCTCACAAGCCGAGCGCAAGGCACGGAAGTCAGCCAACACAGCAGACCACAATGCTTTACCTTCAAGACCGTCATACTTCGTCATCACCTTGCCTGCATCCCACCACGCATCATTCATCTCAACACCAACAGTTCGCTTGCGTTGAGGTTGAGCAGACTGACGTGGCGATCTTGGTGTTGGGTTCCGTGCAGGTTCGTATTGGAAGTCGGTGTCAATCAACTTGCCTGATTGTTCGTGAAACTCAAACGGTTGATCTGGAGAATGTTGCGGAAGGTAGAAGATACGTGCAGCATCTTTGGTTGCAGGGTCACCTTGCAAGTTGATTCGTTCGTGCAGCTCCTGCCACACTGCTCGCCACAACCCTGCCGGTACACGCTCAGCCAACGGCAAAACTAAGTGGTAGTGAGGATCGTCTAGTCGATGTGAGTAGGTGGAGTAGGCAAGATATTCGTAGCCGTCAAGGTTTGCGTTCGCAAATGATTCGCCGTCCATGTCAACGACCAACGCTTCGATGAACCTGATCGCAGTATTACCGCGAGTCCTACCTGGGTAGTACTCAACAGGTGACCACAACGCGCCATCAGACTTGTGCGCATTCTCTTCATGGTGCATCAAGCGTTCTTTGAGGTCATCCCAATTCGTGGCGAACGGCTTCGGCTGAACAGACTTGACCGAATCAAAATAGACAACCATGAACGCCTCCCTATCTACAGGGTAGCGAATCCACAGCCAAAGTCAACGATCTTTCAGATTGTCCAAAACCTTGTCAATCGCATCCAAATAGACCTTGGCAATGTTGTCCTTGTTCTTGCGCACAGTAGGCCAGAAGAAATACCCAGACTTCCCACGATGCCGAAGAAACTGGGTCGTCCTGCCCCCACCCTTACGCCCCATCTCAGTACCAGCCCGAGACTTAGCCCCAGCCACCGTCCGATTCGATGAGCCATGTTTGCCACCACCAAACTCGGCACCAAAGAACACGTCGCCCCTAGTCACCTTGGTCTTGCGAGTTCTGTTCGGTTTGCTCGCAGATACGAAACCAGACTTGTCTTGCAATTTGATTGTAGGAATACGGTCACGCTGCGCCCTCATCCCCTTCATCACTTCCAACGCCTGACGATTCCTAGTCACCGATGCAGCCTCATAGGTTGCTGCAACAACGAGTAGCTCTGCTACACCTTGACTGGCAATACGTGCTTCTTTGTTGAAGTCAGGGTATGTCTTGGCTAGATCACGAAGGAAGTCTGCGATGCCTTCAATTTGTACTGGTGCATTCATCGCATCCGATGCACTGTATGTACCTGCACGACCTGCCATGCACCGATACTACTTGCCTAGGTGAATGGCTCTCCATCGAAGGTACGCCAACATTGTGAACAGCATTCGTGGTTCTTCTGCCAGCAACACTGAAGGTGCAATCCCTGTCTCGCAAGCGAGATATGAAATTACCCAGTGGGCTGACTTATCTCCAAAGGGACGATCACTGCGTCTGCGCTATCTCCCACTTCGAGTGCTTCAATCTCATCACACCATGATTCAAAGTCCAACCCAGTCTTCTTCAACCGTTTCTCTGCATGCCATCCAAGGTATGCAAGATCAGTCAATGTGAGTTCTGCTTCAAACTTGGCAACACTGCGATTATATTTATTTTCAAACGCAATGAAGTCAGGGAACGCAGCAATGATTGTGCGTTGCTTGCCATCTAATGCACTAGTCAAACTGAGTGCGATCTTCATTCTTTACCTCCGCAGGTAAGGGTTGGAATTATTTGTATTAGGCGTTGGTGCCAGTCTTAGTGATTGCACCAGAGATTGGATACGTGATTGACACTGTTGCCAAGTCGCCGATGGCACCGTTCACTGGTGTCCACGAAGTTGGGAGCGCACTGAATGCGTAACTTGGATTCGTTGACGAAGCAGCAGCAGTTCCGTTTGGCTTCACTGTCATCGGTACAGCAGTACCGGCAGTGAACGCATCCCAGAACAACTTCTCAATCGTTGGGTAGTCCTGTTGCAATTCAATCGTGACCGAGTTATCAATCATGCCCTGGATTCGAGTCATCGCTGACGATCCCATTGCCGAAGTCACAACTTCATTGGCTGTGGTTGACAATGTGATTGACGTGACATACGCCGAAATATCGGTTGAAGCAGTACCGAAGGTCACTGCCACGTTTGTGAGGACTTGCTTTGCCATGATGTCTGCTCCTGCCTATCGGCGTTTGAGTTGATGTCTGCTCGGCTGAGCCGATGCGATAAGACTACACGCCACAACACACCATCGGCAAGGGGTCAGGCGTACACCGTCACAACAAAATCAATTGCCAAATATGTGGCGTCATTTGCTTCAAGGGTAGAGATGTTGTTTGCTGACTCAACAATCAAATCTTGCACTACTCCACCCAAAGTTCGATCAGATTCAATCGCCTGACGAATTGAAGTTGTACCTGCATAAGACAGATAACCATCCAAAAGTGATTGAGCAGTACGCTCAGCCGAACGACCAACCACAACCGACACCGTGAACTTGTGGGTGATCAAACCCCCACCCATAGCCCCGTTGTACTGAATTGAATCTAACAGTGGCCAGGCAAACGGAGTGTTTACATTGTCGGGCTGATAGGCGTAAGCCCTAAGCCCTGACACAGTTGACAGGTTCGCAGCCAAACCAGTCTTGATTTGAGAGACGGTAGTTGCTGAACTCATGCGAAGAGGCGCATGCGTCGGTACGGCTCAACAAGTTGTGCCACGTCAGGATCAAGCGCACGGCTCACTCTAATAGCACCCATGTCACCAAAACCTGCGACGCCCAATGGCGAGTCGTAACGTTTGAAAAGTCTTGAAGCCTGAATGATTGTCGCTTGCGTAACAGGTTCAGGTATAGATGGCCACCCGAAGTTAGCTGTCACCTGAACCAAAGCCTGCTCACCATAGTTGGCATTAACAGTTGGAAACAGATAATCGCCAACAGCACGAATCTTGTCATACGACCAAGTGAGTCCATCAAGATTTCCGTTCAACGGCTCCAACTGATAATCGGTCACAGTCCAAGTGACATCAAATCCATTACCTGGAAACGATGAAGTTTTGAGTGTGATCGCTGTTCCAGAGATGTCATCAATGTTGCAGTAGAACTCGTTTTCTGCTTGATACACACGAGATGTCGCAGAACCAACAGCCCAAAACTTACGATTGCAGTAACCATCAATGAGACGTGAAGCAGCACCAGCACAGTTGTCAATCAAGTCATCGTCAACAACATCGGCTGTACCAATACGGAGGGCAGCCTTGATTTGGTTCTTTGTTGCGTAGCCATTGGTGATGGTCATAGTGCCTCAATACTAGTTGAAGGTTCCTTGGGTAATACGCACAAACTCGTCAACCTGGAACCTCATCATAGGCAACGAACTTTGATACACATCAAAGGCTGACCTCGCCTCATCACGTGCCAATGCCAAACCATCCAACCTGTCAGTGATACCAGCCAAACCAAAAGTTGCATCAGACATCAAACCAAGATTCCAACGCCCATCATCAACCACCAAAACAGGAGTCCCACACATAGCAGCCTCAGTGTTCATTGCCGTATAAGGATCAAACGACAACAAATACTCAACCGACTTCAACAACTCAGCCACATCAACCCTCGACGAAGGCCAAGAATGAGTGATGACCTGCGCCCCAGCAGGAACCAAACTGTGATCAACCGAACCCTTCCCAGCCCACACAGCCACACCACTACGAACACGACCATCAAAACAAAAAACATCTGT